GTATAATGGCCACAGGTCTCGTTACAGAAGTAAAACTACAAGACTCTGATTCCGATTTACTTTACTCAATTAAGGTTGAAGTAAATATGGCATCAGGTAGAACTAAGGTTGAAAAAATTGCATGGCCTTTGGATACCAACATAAAAAGAGTACCCGTTGCAGGGGAAATGGTATACCTCATCAATGAAAGAGGTCCTGATTCCAACGCACTATCAAGTAGAACACGAATGTATTATGTAACTCCGTTGTCATTACAAAGGAATACAAATCATAACGCATTACCATCAGGATATACAACACTTGAAGGTGATGGAGCTGACTCGGGTGGATATGCAGAAGCATCTGCAGGTAATCCACAAGCAAGTTCTACTAAACCTTTTCAATTTGATTTTGGATTTGAAGAGGTGGGTGGTGTATCCGCACTACAACCATTTAGTGGTGATGTGATAGTTGAAGGAAGGTTTGGACAATCAATCAGACTTGGATATACTCCAGCTGGTGCTAAGACAACTGAAAAACCAAGTTGGAAAGGTGACTCTACATCACCAATTACAATACTAAGAAATACTCAAAATTCAAGTGGTTGGAATAAGTTTGTTATAGAGGAAGTTGATGAGGATGATACTTCATTATATATGACATCCAAACAAACTATATCCTTAAGTCAAGCACATCCATTTTCTTTAGGAGTAACACCTGCTAACCTATGGGGTGACCCACAATTTATGGTTAACTCTGACCGAGTATTATTAAATGCTAAAAAGGATAGAGTTATATTGGCAGGAACAGAAGATGTGAATATATCAACACCAGCATGGAAAGCTGCGATGGATAATATGTTTACACAAATAGACGAAATTAAAAACGAACTCGATGCGTTAAATAATGCGGTTAGTGGATTTGCTTCAAATGGAGCTATTCCAAACATTAGTACAACACCTAACAAATATGTAGGAGTAAATGCCCCACTTGCTTCCGCAGGTGGTGCATTGAAAGGACAATGTACTGGAATCAAAGCAAGAATCGCTAAAATAACGACAGAGTTAAATTTAATGAAAAATTAATTAAAATAAAACTATTTATTATTATGGACACTAATAAATTTGTAAAAGCAATACGATTGTTAATAAAAGAAGAAGTAAAGAAGCAGGTGGCAAAAGAGAAACTTGCCATTCGTGAATCTATTATTCAAGAAATGAGTACACCACAACCAACAAAAAAGGTTAAGAAGCCAAATGTTAAATTTAAGGGTGGGAAATTCTCAGACCTATTAAATGAAACAGTTGACCATTGGCCAACAATGGGTGGTGGAACTATGACTGCAAATAATGCACAAGGAATGGATAGAGCAACTATGTCATCTATGATGGGACTCAGTAGTTCACCAACACCACAATCAATGATACCAACAAAAGATTCTGATGGTAGAGCGGTTGATGTAAACGCAGTGATGAGTTCTGGTGTAGGAAACGCATTAACAAAAGATTATTCAGGTTTAATGAAAGCAATAAACAAGAAGAAGGGTAGAGTATAATGGCTACAAGACCTACGAAAAAAATAAATCCATTAGATTTAAAAAAGAATACTGCAATTGGGATTCCATTCCCATTGGGTGGTGCTCCAATATTTCGTAGTACGATGACAACAGAAGAACAGGCATTATCGAATCTTAAAAACTTATTACTTACAAGAAAGGGTGAGAGACCCTTTCAGCCTTTGTTTGGAACAGACTTACCTTCATTTCTTTTTGAAAATATAACAGACGAATTAATCGAAAGATTAAAAGGTGGACTTGAAAAAGATATTAAGTTTTGGTTACCTTACATTAAAATGAGAGAAATTAGAGTTGATACTGAAGCAGATAATAACAGAGTAAACTTTTCATTTTCATTTTCAGTAGGAGAAACTGGAGCAAACAAGATAATTATAGTAGGGATAGATGAACAAGGTGGTCTATCAATAGCATAGGGTAATACAACATGGCAGATAAAATTAAAAAAGATGTTAAGTTAATAGGAAGAGAGTTTGGTTCTATAAGACAGAATCTTGTAGACTTTACAAAAACTTATTTCCCTCAAACTTTTAACGACTTTAACGAGTCCTCTCCAGGTATGATGATGTTGGAACTATCTTCATATGTTGGGGATGTACTTTCATATTATACTGATGTTCAACTTAGAGAATCTATATTAGAACAAGCACAAGAAAAGAAAAACATATTTGCAATATCACAGGCGTATGGATACAAACCAAAATTAAATGTACCCGCAACAACAAATATGGCAGTATTCCAATTAGTACCAGCAATTGGTAGTGGTGCAAATGTAAGACCAGATTTTAGATACGCATTAAATATAAAAGAAGGTGCAAAAATAATCGCAGAATCAAATGGTGATATCGAGTTTAGTACAAATCAAAAAATTAGATTTAATTACTCATCATCGTTTGACCCAACTGAAATATCAGTATACCAAGTAGATGATAGTACAAACTTACCTGTAAAATATCTTTTAAAGAAATATGTACAGGCAACAAGTGGTAAAGAAAAGACTCAGACTTTTACATTTGATTCACCAAAGATTTATGACAAGATAAAACTTCAAGATGAGGATGGGTTAATTGATGTAATCAAAATAACAGACGATGATGGTGAAACTTGGACTAAGGTAGATTACCTTGGCCAAGATACTGTATTTACAGAAAGTCCAAATACGGCAGACTACTCATTAACATATTCTGCATTTAGTAATGATACACCCGCTTTACTAAAACTAAAAAGAGTTCCTAAAAGATATATAACTCGTATAAGTGATGAGGGTGAAATCATAGTTCAGTTTGGTGCAGGCGTATCTGCAAACGCAGATGAAGAGTTACTTCCTAATCCAGACAATGTGGGTTCTGCATTATATAACGCAAATGGAAATCTAAATCAAGGATTAGACCCATCAAACTTTTTATATAGTAAAACATATGGAATCGCTCCTGCAAATCAAGAACTAACAGTAACTTACAGAGTTGGTCTTGGTGTAATTGATAATGTAATCGCAGGTGACCTAAACCAAGTAGCCGAGGTTGAAATAGAAACAACAGGCATAGGATTAGATTCGGCGTTGTTTAACGAAATCAAACAATCCATCGCAGTAATAAATGAGAGACCTGCGGTTGGTGGTAAGTTTGAAGAAGAGATTGAAGAGGTAAGAGAAAACGCAAAAGCTTATTTTAGTGCACAGAATAGAAATGTGACACGAGAAGATTACTTAGTAAGAGCATACGCATTACCACCACAATTCGGTTCAATAGCAAAAGCATTTGTTGCTCCTGATTTTCAAATCAAGACACCACTTGATGATGGTCCGTTAACAAACGAAAGTGTTTTAAATCCATTAGCTATAAACTTTTATTGTTTAGGATATGACGCAAACAAAAAGTTAACAGTTTTAAATCCGGCAACTAAACAAAATTTAAGAAATTATTTATCGTATTATAGAATATTAACTGACGCAATCAATATTAAAGATGGTTACATTGTAAATGTAGGTATTGATTTTGAAATCGTAGTTAAACCTAACTTTAATTCTAATGATGTACTTTTAAAATGTATTCAAAAGATAAAGGACTATTTTACAATTAATAAAAGAAGTATTAATCAACCGATATTATTATCTGATATATATGTAATGTTAGATGAAGTGGATGGGGTACAAAGTGTGGTACGACCTGATAAAGATGGTCTTGGTGGTTTACAAGTCATTAACAAGTATGGTGGAAGTTATTCCAACAAACGATATGATATTGTAACCGCAACAAGAAAGGGAGTTGTATATCCACCTAAAGACCCATCTATATTTGAGATAAAATTCCCAGAACAAGATATTAGAGGAAAAGTAGTACCACTATTTTAAAGGGTTAAAATATGATTTATAGAATATACGCAAATAAAGATACTACAATTTACGAAGATTCAAATCGTAAGGACCAGAATACAGGTAAAGACCAAATTCTTGAGGTCAATAAATTGTATGACCCATCTAATACTAACTTGTTAGGAAATAGTAGGGCATTGGTTCAATTCGACTTAGCTGAAATCTCAAGTTCAGTTTCAGATGGAACAATAACATCACCTGAATATAGATTACGATTAGAGAATGTTGAAAGTGCAGACTTACAAGAAGATTTCGAATTGTTTGTTTATCCAATCAAACAAGCATGGGTAGAGGGATTAGGGCAAGAAGCAGATACACCACATCACGAAGAGGGATGTTCGTGGGTTGAACCTAATACAGGTCAAACTTGGGATGTAACAGGTGCATTGGTTGGTGAGATAAAGGATTCAAGTTTAATAAACTCATTAATATCCTCAATAGACTTTGTATCAGGTCTTGGTGGGTTTGAGTTAGTAGATAAAATTAATGGACAAAATGGTGATGAACCATTGTTATTTGTTTCAGGTGGTAAGATGGCAATGTCGGCATCTGAGTTTAGTGGTGGTACGGCAAACTTATCAGCGTCATTAGATGCAGGGCAAATATACAAAGTAGAATTTGATTTCAACAGAGAGTCCTTATCAGGCGTTGACTTCAATGTAGTAAACCCTTCAGGGGATTTATTAAATAACGAGATTGCAGGATTCCAAGAATCACTAATATCAACCGCAACATATAAAATGGCATTTACGGCAAGTGCTTCTGGACTTCATAAATTACAATTTTCTTTCTTTGACCAAAATGGTTCGGATGGGTCAGCAGGTTCAATTGACAATTTCTTATTCTTTAAAGATGAACCTTCATCAACATTGGTAAATGACCAGTTCTCTGTAAATGTAAGTGGATTACCATCTACATATTTTATAAATGAGGGAATAGATAACACACAAGGAATTACAGGGTCAGCCTTTATAGCTAACGATATTTTAAATATAAGTGCATCCAACAATGGTGGGGCAACTTTAAATAGAAAGTTTTCATTACAAGAAGGTAGAAACTATACTGCCAGTTTTTCAATAGACACAGGAAGTTTTCCAAGAGTAAATGCAGAAGGCCAATCATTGGGTGTTGAGTTTACAATACAAACACCAACAGGTAGATTAGTTGATGTTAACGATTTTGATAATGCAATAAGATATATTACATCAAGTTTTACACCAACAGTAAAATTCCAAGCAAGAGAATCAGGACAACATTTATTTAGATGGTCATACTTTGCAAGTGGAAGTTCAATACAATCAAGTGCATCTATTGACAACTTTAAAATATTATCAACAGACCATGACCTAACAGGGTCAGCATTCCATGATACATTATGGGAAGCATCGTTTGCTAAAACAAGTGGTGGTGGAACATGGTTCACATCATCTTATAGTGCAGGCACACATTACAAACAAGTGTTTACAAAATCAACTGACAATTTGGATGTGCCAGTTACAGAGTATGTAAACGAAATGATTAATGGTACAAGGGTTAACAACGGACTTATTATTAAAAAGTCTAACAATGATGAAGCATCAGATAAAAAATTCGGTTCAATAAAGTTCTTTTCATCTGATACTCATACAATCTATCCACCTGTATTAGAAGCAAGGTGGGATGATTCTACATTTGTAACAGGGTCTCTAAACGCACTAACAGGCGATGACCTTATATTATATGTGAAGAATCTTTCAACAGAATATAAAGAAAGTTCTAAAGCTAAGATTAGAGTATTTGGTAGAGACCGATATCCAACAAGGACATTTGAATCGTCACCTTTAAAGACGATAAAATATTTACCAACTACATCATATTACTCAGTAGTAGATTCCCAAACCGAACAAGTTATCATTCCATTCGATACAAACTACACAAAGTTAAGTTGTGACGCAAGTGGTAACTATTTCAATTTTTGGTTTAACGGATTACAACCTGAACGATTTTATAAATTCTGTTTTAGGGTTGACCAAGGAAGTGACATAAAATATTACGATGACAACTTTTACTTTAAGGTAGTACGATAATGAGTGTACAAGGAATAAGAGATATAAACAGAAATGTCAGAGGACAGATAGTATCGTACCCCATTCAACAACAGGGGGAACAATATGGTAATATCTACTTTGTTGATAAAGATGATGGTTCAAAAACAAAAGTAGCCAGATATCAACAATCAGATGTTACTAATAATCTTGACATTGAAATAAAAGAATTAAGTTTTCCAGAAAGAGGAATTGTTCCAAATCAATCAGTTCAACAAAGAGCTAGGATGGGAGCACGATTGGGTTCTATGTATTTATCAGGACCTTTTACTGAAATCCAAGGTCAGCAGGGAATTCCTTGGCCACCGATTGCTCAATTAGATGATGGTACACGAGTTCCAAATGGATATGGTTTCCCACCCGATGCATTCCCTACACAAGTCAATGATTTTATAGGAACATCGACAGGTCAAACAACTGGTGGTAACTCTTCAGGAGGTGGTGGTACAAGTGGTGGTGGAGTCGTAACCGATGACCCATTCTCCGCAGGTTCGCCAGCTGGAGCAGGAAGTGGAAATCAAACAACATACAACCCTAACAACCCATATTATAATGGTATGTTTGGTGGTGGTGGATACTTAGATTCATAGGAAAAAATATGTTTTATTTTAAAATAGGAAATATCGAAACTACAACACCATGGGAAAGACCAAGGTACGATAAGTTTAAAGGGTGGTGGAACAACTTTAACAAAGAAGTTGATTTATCAGACTATAAAGTTTATTTGGTTGGTGCATTTGCAGAAAATGTTTATGGTGCAAATATTCCAACTATGGATGTAGATATTGTTTTACGAAATGAAATAAAAAATCATCAATACTTAAAACATATTTTAGATACGGCTATGATTTTAGGATTCCAAAGAAATATGTTTATTGATATTAAATGGTCAAATGAGGCATTATGGCAAGACCACTTAGGTCTTAGAAACAAATGTGAACGACCATCTAAAGCAAGAAACAAGTTTAAAAGAGTTAAGAATCATAAACGAAGTTTAAAAACATTTAACGGGGTTACTCTACAAGAAAGAATGTTGCCTGATAGTTTAAATGTAACTGAATTGACAACGGGTCTATACGAAATAGAAGGGTACGATTACTATACAACTTCTAAAGTAAAGAAACGAATGAGAGAAAATATTTATAATGGTAAGTTTTTGGATTTAAAGAATGGCATTAGATAGATTTTATAATCAAGAAGAGGTTTTATCAAGACAACCAGTTTATGGTCAAGTTTTTGATAATGGTGACCAAGCAATACTTGATGGTGGTCAAATCAGAGTGCCTCTTAGAGATGCTGACATTGTTGGTGTTCCAGGAGTATCAACTCCCATAGTTGAAAAACACTTCTACGCAGGTGCAACTCTTGTCGCAAGTACAAATGGAAATATCCAAAAAATTGGTGATGAACAAAATGGTTATACTGTATATGTAAAACCAGAGTCAGATATTAGAGCCGCAGGGTTCAATCAAGGAACATACAACATAGTTTATAATTTCCTTCACAACCTATCAAACCTAAAGATTGTAGAAATATCAGGAGACAGAAAAGAAATTAAAGTAATTGGTTCTCAAGGATTTATTCAAGATGGTCTTTCTGCATTTGCATCATTGTATAGAAAAAATCAACAAATACAAGCAAACTCATTTACAGACCCAAGTACAACTTACACACCATTGATGCTTAATCTTGGTGAGAATAATTTAATACCAATTATCAACGCCGCATTTGATGGTACAATTGTCGGTGAAGTACAAGACTACTTACCGTATCCACCAGGTGATACGCAAGATAGTATTTGGTTTCCAGTTGAATCGGGTGGTATTGAAGCTTCATTGAATTTAGATGGTGAATCGGACTACAATACATTTACTGAAGTAATCGTAAGAAAGAAAACAGAACAAACCGCTCCTGTTACAGGCAACTGGCATTTTGAGGTTACTGGTAGATTTGATGAATTTAAACTTAAACAAAACCCCGACACTACTTTAAGTTGGGTACGAAAGTTTTCTTTAGGAAGTGTATCAACATCAGGGTCGTTACCATTAGATGTTACTGAAAATGGTATTAGAGAGTCAGTAGAGTTGGCAGGTGTTTGGAACAACGGAAGTCCAGGTGGTGGAGTTGGTGTACCATTAAGTGCTCCAAGTTTTTGGAGTATGCAGTACAAAAGACTCGACATGACGGTAACTTCAGTTGACACCGCTATATTAAAACTTTATAGTCCACTGCCAGATGAAATAAATGTAAATGATACAATTGGAACATCTGCACAACTACAAAAATCTTACATAGAACGAGTTATAGTATTTAACGAATTAGGTGAAGACAATACTGAGTTTTTCTCAGACCCAAACTTTAATATAGATTTAGGTGATGGTAGTGGTGCAAGTAGTGACTACGAAACATGGAGTAGTTTATTAGACTCTGGCGCACCTACACAACAAAAAATAATAGATAGATATTTTAGTGGTTCTCTTGGAAATGTAAAATTAAATATAGATTATTCTGATTTTAAAAACTTTGTAAACTTCTCATCAGCAGAAGAACGAGTTAGAAACTTTTATTATAAGTTACAACAAGTTGAGGCATTTGATAGAAGAATTGGTGTATTAAATAATGTAAGTGGTTCTGAGGCATTAACAAACATATCTTCATCTAACAGAAGAAAATTAGAACTTATAGGTACATTTGATGACTTTGAGTATTGGTTGTATTACAATCATGAAGCACAGATTTATACTCACCACTCATCTTCAGCATTTACTATTAATCCATATCCAAAAGAAACAAGAAATCCAGATGTATTGTATCATAGTACATCGAGTCAAGGTACTTCGTGGTTAACTGAGACAATATCAAGTGCCTCTTTATATGACCACCAAAACCCAACAAAATTAAGAAGTGTTATTCCTGTAAATATAAATGATGATAAACTTAATGAAGAGTATCAAACATTTGTAGATATGTTGGGACAACATTTTGACATTTCTTGGAACTACATAAAATCATTGACAACAATCAATGAAAGAGAAGAACACCCAGCAGATGGTTTAGCAAATGACCTAATATCCATAATAGCAGAATCATTTGGTTGGAAACTATATAATGGATATGCAGATACAGGTTTATGGCAATATGAATTTGGTGTTGACCAAAATGGTACTCCACAACAATCAGGGTCGTTGTATTCTAAACCAACTAAAGAAATTGTACAAGAGACTTGGAGACGATTGTTAAATAACCTGCCAGGTATTTACAAGACAAAAGGTACGGCTCGTTCATTTAAAACATTAATATCATCATACGGAATACCAAGTTCATTCTTAAAGATTAGAGAATATGGTGGTCCAAGAATAGAATCTCAAAAGAACATTTATGAACACGACAGATATGTTTACAAATTACAATTAGATGGTAAAAATAGAAGTGAACATATTTGGGATACTATAAACAATATTAGACCAAAGACTATTGAGTATGTTGGTAAACTTCCAACAGATAATCATACGGTATTTAGATTAAATCAAAAAGATGGTGGTCAGATTGACTTACATTGGGATTACCAACGAGCAACAAAGAAAGCCAGAGTAAGACTAAGAGGTGGTTCACCAGTAATATCAGTAAGTTCAGATTACTTCCCGTATGTACAAGAGAGAGATGTTGTTATAGGATTTTCATCTGCATCGGGTGGATATCATTTAGGGGCTACATATGTAGATGACTTTGGTGATGTATTAGTTCACGCAACCGCATCAACAACTAATAATAATTGGAACTTTATTTGGAACTCAAGTGGTTCATCAGACAACAACAAACTGATGTCGCCTTACCTTGGAACAACCTCAACTGCAAGTATTCAAGAGATTAGATATTACAAAACAAAATTAGCATCTGAGGTTCTCGAAGGACATGCGGCAAATAGAGAAGCATATTATTCTGACGCCAACACAACTGATTTAGATTTAGATACATCGTATGAGAATGTTCTTTATAGAATATTCCCTGATAGTGTATTTAATAATGTTAGTGGGTCAATTCAATCAAGACACCCTAATCAACATTTCACATCTTCAGATAGAGGATTTATATTATCAGCGTCATATGAACATGGTCAGCCAGATAATCTTTCTGGTGAAGTTGATACATACTTTGTATCAATCCCATCAGCAGGCGCCTTAAACCTTAGTAATAATAAAGTAAGGGTAGAGTCATCATCATTACAAGGACCACTACAAAGAGATACATCAAATGAAGTAAGTCAATACGATAGAGCTCCAAATGATTCAAACTTATTAGGAACTTACTTTTCAACAACTGATACTGTAAACTTTGATATTTACGCATCAGAAGGATATTTTGAGATTGATGATTTAATTGGTGATACTGATGTTAGAAATATTGACGGGTATGATTTATTAGATTTTAGAGCAAGAAACTATTTCCAAAAATATAATAGAGGAACGGCTCTTAATATTATAATAGGAATGTTGTCAAGATATGATATGTCTGTCTTTGATAGTATGAGGCAACTTGTACCTGCGAGAGCAGATTGGCATAAAGGTATAATGATTGAACCTCATGTCTTTGAAAGAAACAATTACAAAAGACCTGATAATATTGATTACACACAACATCAATATGAGGCACCTGGAATTAGTGTACTGAATGTTGTATCAGGTTCTTATTTAACTTATACTTCAAGTATTGAACGAGACCCATTTAAACCATCAATATATAAGTTCACCGACATCGCATTATTTAATACGGCATCTGGTGCATACTTTACAGGTTCAAATGGTTATTGGGAATATTCACCAACGGGGTCAACAATCTTGAATTCAAGACCTTCGAGGTACGCATTAGAACCAAAGTATTTTTATTCTAATGATGTTAGTGCTTCATTGGGAATTAAATTCGCAAATTCGGCATCATACCATTTTTCACAAATTCAAGATGATAGATTAACAGGTAACTTAAAGAACTTATTTTTTGAAGGATGTAAAATATCAAGTGATTCATTGACAACTAAATCTCCTGATACTCCTGATAATTCACCTGTTGTTATAGTAACTCAAGTAGAATCAGATGTATTAGTATACAATACTGATGATGTAGTAAAAGGTGATGAAGTTAAAGGTGACTTGCCGGATACAATTAAAATTGCAGACCCAGAAACTTTAGTAAGTGTAAAACAACACATTCTCAGTAACAATAATAATGAGGTAAAGTCTAAAGGGAAAACAATTGTAGTAGAAAACAATATATTTAGAAGTTTGCCTGGTTTAGGTTTAGGTACAACAAACCCTGTTGTAAGAGCAAGACCAAGAGGTACGCAAACAACTACAACAACTACACCAAATGGTAGTGGAGTTCGTATTAACACGAATGCTGCTAACGATATGATAAACAGAAGTCGTGGCAGACAACAACGACCAAACCAACAAGGTGGGATTTTTAATGAAACCAATCCTAATTCAACAGGGGCTGCAAGTCCAAATACAACTTTAGGTGGGTTTATAAGAAACAATCGCCGAGGTGGTTAAAATAGATAAAATTAGAATCATATTAGAAAAATGATTTAAAAATAAAAAAAACTATATTTATATAAGTAAAAGAGGAAACAACTATGGGATTTTTAGATAATTCATCTGTAACAGTAGACGCAATACTTACCAAGAAGGGTAGAGAGCTATTAGCTGAAGGCAGAGACAAATTTGCAATAACACAATTTGCATTGGCTGACGATGAGGTTGATTACGACCTTTGGAATCCAGCACACTCATTAGGTAGTGATTTTTATGGTATCGTTATAGAGAATATGCCTGTGTTAGAGGCAATTACTGATGAATCATATCTAATGAAATATAAATTATTATCATTACCAAAGAGTACTATTAAGTTACCATTCTTAGAAACATCAATCTCATCGATTAATGTTGCTGAGGAAAGTATTCTTGTACCAATCAATGTGGTAACCAAAAATGGTGGTAATGAAAACTTAGGATATACTGCAATACTATTAAATAGTGATGTCGGTACTATCGCAGGATTAGGGGCAGTACCTGGTAGACAATCTGCAATTATTAATATTAACACTTACGCAACCGCAAAAGCAATTTCTGTAACAGGAACTGCATTTCAATTTCAACCAACTACAAACTTACCAATCAATCAAACAACTTCTACAAGAATTGTTATCATTGGTAATGAAACAGGTGGTAGAGCTGAGATTGATGTAACGGTAACGCCTAAAGTAACATCAAACGCATAGAGGAATAGATTATGGCAGTATTTAACAATTATGGTGGTAGTTACGGATTCGGAAATTCAGGAAACTTGGGTTTCGGCGGCATGGGAATTAACTTCAATGGTTATAATGGTGGATTAATTGAGGGTGGATTTGGTAACTACGGCATGGGTGGAGACCAACCTTATTATGGTAACCTCGGACTCGGCGGTCAAGTCTTCATGCAAAATGGAGGCGGCGGTGGCGGTGGTTCATCAGTATCTGTCGGTGTAACAAGTGGAAACACAGGTGGTGGTTCAGTAGTAGTTACAGACCCAGTTGTAGATATAGTAAGAGACGACAACCAAAATAACAACACACCAGTAATCGGAGCAGGTGCATACGACTTCGGTAGTGGTAAAGTATATACTGCATTTACAAATGAAGATATTGTAGAAGGCGGAACTAAAAGAGTAACACGAGGATTGTGGAGTGGTAATAGTGGTGAACTAACAGTATTCCATACATCGTCATTTCAATCAGCTACCCAAAAAGCATATTATTATGAAATCTATAATGGCGACCCGACTGTATCAACAAACGAACCTCAGTTCTCAATCTCATATGGTCACTACGCTGGTAGTGGGTCAGCAGGAACGAATGAAGATTCACCTTCATCAGCGATTTACTCACAACTACAACAAGTCTTATTACCATCTTCTCAAAAGTTCTTTAGATTTAATGACACGAACCAAAACGATGTCTACGCAATCGCAATAAACAGAGCAAGATTAAAAGATAGACTTGACCCTGGAAATTGGGAACTATGTATCTCAGGTTCTGGCGGAAACGATATGTTAAGGTTAATTGACGATAGTGGTGATAGAGACCAATCAGGTAACGCAAGACAAACTAAATACAATATTGTAAGTGGTTCATTATTAAACGGAATCCAAAACTCATCAAGAGTATTCGGTGAAGTTTATCCACAACATGGTATCATTGTATTAAGTGCAGCATTACTCGACACATCAGCATCTTTAGGAACAGTTAGAACACAAGCAGATAATCAAAACCACAATAGATTGTTTACGGCAATTAGTGGAGCTGCGGCTGCAGATGCTGCAAACGGATTCCAAGCAAGAAATGAAGAAGAGATAAAGTCTACATTTTATTTTGTTAGAGCTAAAAATGCAGAGTATAACTTTAGTAATAACCCAACATATATTTCAGGTTCAGAAGGTAAGTTAGCACAAACTACTTATATCGGTGACCCTAAAACTTATATCACAAGTGTTGGTTTATATAATAACGACAACTCGTTGTTGGCAATTGCTAAACTTTCTAAACCTCTATTGAAATCTTTCTCTAATGAAATTTTAATAAAAGTTAAATTAGATTTCTAATAAAGCGATGAAGTATGAGTCAAGTTTTCAAAAGGATATTCAACCAAGGGATAACCAAGTATCCCTATACGGCATATAAAAATTATGTGGTGACTGATACTAATCATTCATCATCTTTTGAAATATCTACATTTAGAGGAATATCACCAAATGGTATTCGAACAGAAGTTTCTGAATCTAAACATCAAGGTATACAATTTGATAGTGACTTACTTACTCAATCAAGAGCAGTAGTTCCTGTTATGAATAAGATTCCACAGAAAATTATGTGGAGTACAATTGACGCAAGTTGTTTTAAAGGTGGGCATGGTGGTCACTTGTTACATCCAACTGCATCTATTATATCAATACCTCAAAATAAATTTGGGTTGGGTATAAAGCCAGGTTCAGTAACAGTAACAGACCATTCTAAATTAGCCGCATCTTCTTCTTTATTTTTAAGTGAATCAAAACATACAAACGAGTGTGGTATCTTATACGATACGGTAATAGACAATACTAACTTTGTACCTAAAAAGAATTTAAAGTTTTACTTAGGATTTCAAGATGGTACATTTAATACATTTTACAAAAAGTCTAAAGACGATGGGCCTGATGGAAGAGATGTTTACATAAGTAAAGCAAAAGTTGTTCCTGGTATTACTACAACAGGAGAAGTTAGTTCAAGTGGGTATGGTGTACATATGACACAACAATCCCATTTATATACAACAATGGGAACTTCCCATTATACTTTCTTTACACCACAAAATGACTTTGGTATTTCTTTATGGGTAAAGTTACCGCCAAGCCAATCTTTTACAGATAATACTACTAATACTCTTATAAAGAAATCAAATCAAAAAGTAGACCCGTATTCAACTGCACCATCAATCACGAGACGATTAGATACTTCAACAGATGGACAGTTCCCATTTGATATTAGTGTACACAATCAAACGGCAGGTGCAAAAAACGGACAGATAGTTTTTCAGTATAGTGATGGTAGGGAAGACAAAAAACCTATAATGACTTTAAGTTCATCTACAAAGTATAATGATAATAACTGGCATAATATTATAGTAACGCACAATAATTCATTTAATCCATTACAAAATAGATTTAACTTTTATATAGATGGTACTTTAGTTGGAAATGTAATAACATCACAAAGACGAACATTCTCCAATGAAGCTGATATTACTATAATGTGTGACAATGGGGGATTAAGAAAATTCACAGGAACAAGTGGGTCAGTAGATGAGGTCAGAATTTATAATAGACATTTAACACCTGCGCATGTAGGTTCTTTATCAAACAATCATGTGATAAGTGGGTCGGCATATCAAACACGAGATGTTGGTTATGTATATTATCAAAAAGGATTAATAGTAGTAACAGACCCAAGACCCAAATATCAAAATTGTTTCTTAGGAAATGGTGACTTTGATTATACAGACAAGGGATATGAGTTTACATATAAGTCAACAAAGAAAATAGAAATGCAATCCATATTATGTGAGATTGGGAAAAATGAATATAATGTATCACAAAACAACACTTTAAGAAAAGGTGGTACAGAAGATAATCACGAATTAAAAGCGTTTGTAACAGGGTCAGATTTCAGACCATATATAACATCAGTAGGTTTATACAATGATACGGGTGATTTACTCGCAATAGGTAAATTAGGTTCGCCATTAAAGAAACGACAGGATGTTGATGTAACGATTGATATTCGATTAGATTTTGAATAGTTATGAATAAAAAAGGCAATTGGAGTCACATCCAAAAACAAAAAGGACATAAGTCCGGCCTTGAGACACGAATTGATGAACAACTTCAAGCTCAAGGTATCGATGGTGAATATGAAAAACACGAAGTATCATATACAATACCAGCAACATACCATACTTACAAACCAGATTTTAAATTACCAAATGGAATCTATATAGAATCCAAGGGGTGGTTTTTACCTGAAGATAGAAAAAAACATTTATTAATAAAAGAACAAAATCCAGAGATGGATTTAAGGTTTGTATTACAATCACCAAATGGTAAAATATACAAAGGTTCTAAAACTACTTACGCCGAGTGGTGTGAGAAGAATGGGTTCAAATGGGCAAAGAAGGAAATCCCACAAGAATGGATAGATGAAAAACCTTCACAAAATTTCTTTGCATTCTCGAAATAATTTCGTATATTAAGGTAACTTTATATTAAATGGAAGATAGACTACTGCAATTATTGGAGTCCGTTCTTGGTAAATCCAAGAGAACATCAGGTGATAACTATGCGTTTTACTCACCATTTGTTGACCACTACAAACCTAAGTTAGAGATTAACATTAGGATTACTTCTGATGGTAAGAATCCATGGCATTGTTGGATATCGGATGAAAAGGGTCGTACAATTAAAACCTTATTCAAGAAACTTCGTGTATCCAAATCAACATGGGATGAGTACAATAGTATATTCAGTAGGGTAAATCGATACAATTCAGATTATCAAACTGATACTATCGTAGAGCAAGTAGAATTACCAAAGGAATTTAAACCACTTTATAAGAAGTCAGATTCTTTCAAGTATAAACACGCATTAAATTATTTGTTAAAAAGGGGATTGAGACCCGAAGATATAATTAAATACAATATTGGATATTGTGAAACAGGAGAATATGAAGATAAGATTATTATACCATCGTATGATGACAGAGGCCGGCTAAACTTTTTTGTAGGTAGGTCATTCTATCAAGGCAAATTTAAACATAAGAATCCAAAGGTATCTAAAAACATTATAGGGTTTGACCTTTTAATAAATTGGGATACACCATTGGTATTATGTGAGGGGGCGTTTGACGCAATCGCAATACGAAGAAACGCAATACCATTATTCGGAAAATCAATCCAATCGGAATTAGAAAAGAAAATAGTTGCAAATAAAGTAAAAAAGTTGTATATTTGTTTAGATTCCGATGCTCTATCTAATGCCATAGGTCTTTCAAAGAAGTTTATGTCGTATGGGATAGATACGCATTTGGTTGATATGGGAGAGGAAGACGCATCCGATATGGGTTATGAAAATATAAACCAAAAAATTTATGATACACCATCATTAGACTTAAGAAAGTTAATGGAGTATCAGCTTTTTAATGTATGAGAAAAATAAAATACATCGACATCGGTGTTGAGAAAATTGATAAGATATATCATATTGCCGATGTTCATATTAGAAATCTAAAAAGACATAAAGAGTATCGTGAGGTATTCTCACAATTGTATGGACACATATTATCTACTATGGGTGAAAATGATATCATCTATATTGCAGGTGATATTGTTCACGCAAAAACAGATATGTCACCTGAGGTTGTAGATTTAACTCAAGAATTCTTTTGTAAGTTAGCAGACTTATTACCAACTATTGTAATTCCTGGTAATCACGATGCAAATCTAAACAACACATCAAGACTTGATGCACTCAGTCCAATCATGAAAGCATTAGACCACAAAAACCTTTACTACCTAAGAGATACAGGTGGTTATGGTATTGGTGGTTATACATTTATACATAAATCAATATGGGATACTTCTGAAGGATTCCCACAAGCAAAAGACTATAAAAAGAATAATGGTAGAATTGGTGTATTCCATGGCCCCGTAGATAATATAGAAACGGAACATGGATTTGTGATTCAAAACAAAAATGTTAAGGTATCTCACTTTACTGATTTTGATTTAGTTTTATTAGGTGATATTCATAAACCTAATAATTCAGTAATGGGTAATTCACATATAAAATATCCAGGTTCACTTATAGTTCAAAATCATGGTGAGGCTAAATATCCAAAGCATGGTATTTTAGTTTGGGACATGGAAACTTTACAAAGTAAGTTTATCGAAGTTCACAATGATTATGGTTATGTTACTATTGATATTGAGAATGGTAAGATAGTATCTGATAACTACATTCCAAATAAACCAAGAATAAGAGTAAGGGTAAAAGATACTAAGACATCACAACTAAACAAACTTATAGCAGAAATAAAAAAAGGTAGGGATGTTCAAGAACTAACAGTACAGAAAGTTCTTACTCGAAAAAGAGATGTAGAACACCAATCAATAGTTTTACAAAATGTAAGAGATACAGGATTTCAAAACAAATTAATTTCTGAATATTTAGAAGAGACTGACCATCTTACAAAAGAACAACTTGAAGTAGTTACTCAGATTAATAATGACATAAACGATAAACTCGGTAAACATAATGTTATTAGTAATTCAACTTGGATTCCAAGAAGATTTGAGTTTTCTAATATGTTCTCGTATGGTACTAACAATGTAATTGATTTTACTAACATGAAAGGTGCATATGGGATATTCGCACCAAACGCAAGTGGTAAGTCAACTCTATGGGACGCATTGTCTTTTTGTATGTTTGATAAATGTTCAAGGACAATCAGAGCAGAGGATGTTCTAAACTATTCTAAAATGGGATTTGATTGTAAGTTCCAATTTGAATTAAATAATGTACAATACTTTATAGAACGAAAAGCAAAGAAAAGTCCAAAAAGAGGAACTGTAAAAGTTGATGTGGAGTTTTATCGTATTGTAGATGGTGAAAGACAATCACTTAATGGTGAACAAAGAAGAGAGACCAATGCAATCATTCGTGAGTACATTGGAACATATGAAGACTTTGTTTTAACTGCGATGTCAACACAATCTAATAGTAGTGGGTTCATAGAAAAATCTCAAAAGGAAAGAAAAGAACTATTAGCACAATTTTTGGATATGGATGTATTCGAAGATTTATGGACGATAGCAAGTGAAGAGATTAGAGAGTTGAACACATTACTTAGAGAATATAAGAAAGAAGACTTTCCAAGTCAGTTAATTGAAGCAGAACAATCTCTAACATCAATCACAGGTTCTTTAGATGAGTTACAAGAAAGAAAAGATGAACTCGAATTAAAGTTAGATAACACCAATATGAAAATGGAGTTTGAAATGAGAACTTTAAAACCAGTCGAGGATATCGGTGATATCGAAACCTTAGAATCTAAGTTAGACGAGGTCAAAGTTCTTTTAGACAATCAAAACTCAGAATGTGATTTCAATAAATTACAGATTAATGATATCGAAGCCAAACAAAAAGATATAGAATCTAAATTAAAGAAATTAAATATTAAAGAACTTAAAGGTAAGAATATTAAGTATGAAACTTTAAATATAAAATTTAATGATTTAGAAAAACAATCTCAGACCATTGAGTTAGACTTAAAACATATGAGGTCTCACTTAGATGGTATTGGGCAATTGACCTTTGATGACAATTGTGAACATTGTGTACAGAATAAAAATACACCATTCGCTAAACAAGCAGAACAATTACAAAAAGACATTAAGAGTCAAAATTCAAAATATGAAAAGTTAATTAAAACTAAGATAAAAGTATTAGAAGACCGAAATGACTTTGATGTTAGAAACCAACTACAAGACTATGAATCATTGGTAGATGAACAATTGGATTTGGGTAAAGAGTGGTTAAATGCAACAAAGGTTTATGATGAGTGTATTAAGTTGGTAGATAACTACAAATCCGAAATACAGACTTTATCTAAAACAATTGACAAAGCAAATAAGCAACAACAAGCAGTTGAACACAACAAGTTAGTAAATGAAAGAATTGATTCTTTTAAAAACACACGAGAAACTTTAAAAGACAAAATATCCGAGGTTAACGAAGAAGTAATGTCGATTAACTCTGATATAAAATTAGCAGAAAAGTCTATACAACAAGTTAATGAATCAATAGAAAAACTTCGTGATATGGAAATCAAGTACGATGGATATGAGTTTTATCTTAAGTGTGTTAGACGAGATGGGATTCCGTATCAACTAATATCCGAAGTATTACCAAAATTAGAAATAGAAATAAACAACATACTACAACCAATAGTAGACTTCCAAGTACTACTAAATACAGATGGTAAAAACATCAATTCATATATCGCATATGGTACTGATGAATACTGGCCTCTTGAATTAACAAGTGGTATGGAAAAGTTTATATCTTCTATCGCAATAAGAACTGCGTTAATAAATGTATCTAATTTACCAAGACCAAACTTTATCGCTATTGACGAAGGATTTGGTTCTTTAGATACTGATAACTTTAATTCTCTATATTTATTATTTGATTACCTTAAGACACAATTTGATTTTATTGTAACAATAAGTCATATTGACAAAACGAGAGACATGGTAGACCAAATAATAGATATCAGTAAAGTTCGTGGGTTCTCAAAAGTTTCATATTTATAGTTATATATGGAGAGTATAAATGGCAATACCATTCAGAAGAAGAGGTAAGAAAAATCTAAACAAACAATTCGCACCAAGAACAAGTGCGAGTTTGAGAGATGCAAGGTCTGGACCGACCCCACGATTTTCACCTGCGAAACCACCTGTTGTAGAGGATACCAATCCAACCTCAACATTTTTTAATGTAACGGAAGTGCCCGAATTCTTTGGGTCAGGTAAAAACACAATACGACTAACAGGTTCCAACTCACTTAAAAGAAACTCTGAAATACAAATAGAGGTTCTTGATTCAAAAGGAAATCCAATCTATTTTGAGATAATGAATGGAAAGGAACGAGATGGAAGTAAGATAGTTAGTATTTGGGTTTATACAGATAGAACAGACCCATCAGAAAATACCGCATCTGGAACTGCAAAAGTAACAATTGTAGGTACGGCTAGAAATGGAAACGCAGTAAGATGGAATAGAGATATTCCTGTAAGAGTAAATCAAGGGTCTTCTTCCGATATTATTTTTGATGAAAAGATTTTACCACTCGCATCAATATCTGCAAGTTTACAACCATTTAGTACATTTGAATTAAATCAAGAAACTGAAGATGAATTGGGTCAGGGTAGAAACGCAACCCTAACATTAACAACAGATACACATAGTGTCAAGTATCAAAGGTCAACTTTTGGTGATGATGTAATTCTAACCAAAACGGCTGGTACTGGATTTAATAGTATGATGATTGGTGGTGAAGTAAGATTAGATTTATCATCACAAACTATTTTCCCAAGACAAAAAGGTGTTGCACAACCAACAAACTTTACATCATCTATCTTAAGTGTATCAAGTAGTAACATATTACAAATAAAAGACCCTATAACGGGTAGTCAAGACCACCAGTACAGATTTAGTGATGCAGCAACAATTCCTGCTCACATTGAATATTTTTCATCGGCATCGGTAGGAACATCACAAAACCTACAAACAGTATCTACATTTACAATCACAAGTGCCGACCCAGTTGCAGGTAAAATTGAATTACTAAGAACCTCTGTTAAATCACAAGGACTTGGTACTGATTTTGAAACAATTGCAACAACACGATATATAGAACCAACTGATGGTTCAGACTTCATATTTACAATACCAATACCATCTCAACATATTGGTGACCCCAAGACTATTAGAATAGAATTCTTAAATAGTAAAAACGAACCATCGGAAACCTTCATTATAATAGAAGATGTGGTATTTCCAGGTTCTACTACTTTCATTGGTGGTAAGGGTTCTTTAATAACAGGTTCTATTTTTATATCAAACGCATTAGGTAGTGGTATTGAAATCGGTGGAGCAAGTAGTGGATTCTTAAGGTCTGTTGGATATAAAGGATTTACATCCGCATCCGAAGGAAAAGGGCCAGGTGGATTTTTAATATATTCTGGTAGTGGTAACTTGGTAGTTGGTAGTGACTTAATGGAAGGTGTCGGATTTGAGTTCGTATCTGAGAATGATAAGAGTCACCTTATATTCACAACATCAGGTAGTGGTTTATTAGATGTAAAAGCAGAGAAGTTTTTTATAGGTACGCCGGGTAGTCAATTTATGAGTGGTTCGGATGGTAAGATTGAAATTAGTTCATCTGACTTTCACTTAGACCCAAACACAGGTCAATTGATAATTGGTACAAACGCAACAATAAAATCATCACTTACAGTAAATCAAATTAGGACTCCTGCCGTAGTTAATGGTTCTCCTTCAACTAAAGCAAACGCATCATCGTCAATTGACCAAGATGGTTTTGCAAGATTCGCATCTGCATCTATTGCAGGATTTGAGGTTGTTTCAGATGAGATTAGGTCATCAGACAATTCATTAAGATTAAAAGCTCAAGGTGATATAACCGCATCAAAAGTATTAATAGAAGGTGGTACGATTACAGATGGTGTAACTATCTTAGGGGCAGTTACTGCAAACAACATTCGTACTCCTGCACAAATTAGTGGAAACCCTTCTACAAGACAAAACGCCTCGTCATCTATTGACGCCGATGGATTTGCTATATTCCAATCAGCATCTATTGGTGGATGGGACATTACAACATCATCCATTGAGGGTGGTAATCTTATAATGAAACCAGAGGGTATTTTACAGACAAAAGATTTCGCAAGTAATTTTAAAGGATGGAAAATATCTTCAGAAGGTAATGGAACTGCAGAGTTTGAAAATGTAAGAATTAGAGGTACTCTAAGAACAACTACATTTGAGAAAGAATCTGTAAACGCAGTTGGTGGTCAACTATGGGTTACTAACGCAACAACATTAACAGGGTCAAACATTACTGCAAATGACACAACAATGTCAGTTAAGAATGCAAGTGGGTTTACTGTTGGTGAAATTCTATTAGCTAAAAAAGTAGATAGTACAGGATTCCAAACAGAATATATTTTAGTAAACTCGGCATCACTTGATGGTGATAATTCTGGCGCAGACGAAGTACATGGTAGACTATATGTAACAAGAGGATATGGAAGTGGGTCACAAGGTGATTTTGTTGGTGATTTAGCATCAGCAGCTCAACCATACGATGAAGGTCAGGTGATAGTATCAACTGGACTGAGTGGTAGTGGTTACATTAAAATGAATGCAAATCCACGAGACACCAATACTCCGTTTATGGATATTGTTGAAAGAACAGGTAGTGGATTATATGATGTTGGATTAAAAGTTCGATTGGGTGATTTAAGTGGGTTGGCTAACTCATCTTATGTATTCGGTAATTCAAATCCAGGATTTGGATTGGCAACTGATAATGTATTCCTTCAAGGTGGTATAATAGCAAACACAGGTTCTATTGGTGGAATCAAAATGCAAGATTCCAAATTGTTTACAGGTGTCGGAACACATGGTAATACAAACACAGGATTCTTTTTAGGTTCGGATTCAAAATTCTCATTAGGTGATAAATTTACATGGGATGGTACTAACTTAGTAGTAAAAGGTACTATTCAAATAACTGCACCAGAAGGTGGATTTCAATCAGTAGAAGAAGCAATTAACGCCGTAACGGAATCTGCAACTGCAAAGTCATTACAAATAACAACCGACTCATCGGTGTACGCATTTGATGATTCAACGGATACTTCCGCAACTCCGAATGTAATCAACTTTACAATCAGTCAACAAAACCTGTCAGCTACAATCGCAGGAAGTGATATCACAATCACTAAAGCAGGTGGTTCAACAATATCAACACCATCATTAGGTGGGACTTCAGGAATAGTATCAGGGTCAGGACAACAAAGTGGTAGTTTATCTTTTAGTGGATTGTCATTAAATAAAACTGACTTACCATTAACCCTATCGGTTACTAAAGATGATATAACTGATAGTACAACAATATTTAAAGTACAAGGTGGTGCAGACGGAACGCCAGGTACAGATGGTCAAGATGCAGTAACGGCATTCTTAACTAACGAATCACATACATTCCCTGCAAACTCATCAGGAACAGTATCAGACTTTAGTCAAGGTGTTACTGATATGGTTGTCTTTGAAGGTATTACTGATAAGACATCAAAGTATTCATTTAGTGGAACAGGTTCGTTGGGTGTTAGTTTTAATCAAAGCACAGATACATTTAGTATAACCGCAATGGGACATGATAGTGGTTCTTTAACAGTAACCGCAGTTAGTGCAAGTACTCAATTAGTTAAAACTATGTCACTTGCAAAATCAACCGCAGGTGCTGCAGGTGCAAAAGGTGCAGAGGGACTCGCAGGTTCTAATGCTAAAACATTAGTAGCAAGTTTAGATT